AAAACAAGAATGGAGGTGCCATATATTACGCCGACCGGGTAAAGAAGGAATATCTAAGGGGGGAAAAACGAAGCGTGTCAATATGTGGTCGGTCTGAAAATGAATGATTGCTTTGGTTTTCAAAGTGTTAGGGTGGAGTAGGGGAGAATGGGCTGCAAAAACGAAGCGTTTACATCGCTTTACATTGGGCTTACATTTGAGCCTCGTTTGAACGCCGTTCAAATGAAATGCTTTACATTGAAGGTGGGATAGGGGAGATTTCGGAGTGTTGTCGTCGATTGCTCTCCATGGTTTACTTTTTCCTCATATACAAAGATAGTCAAACGGATCGGTTTATACAAGTGGAGTGGGGGAGTGCATGGTGCGCTTTTCCTTTTTATTTTATCTAAATTATTCCATATAGATGATATTTGGTATATTTGCAATGAAATAAATACCGTATATTATGAGTAAAGTTATCCATGTACATTTGATTTTTGAGAAAAAGAACATCTATTTTGGTAGTATATCGGCCATTTTTGAAACTCTAACGGAGAAACAGGTCGGGATCACCAAGAATAGTCTTTTACATGCTGGACTGGTTGATGACATTGCCAAATACACGAAACGTGCAATGATTATTCAGTCTCGCTTGATAACATGCACCAGAAAGGGCTGAAACAGCCTTAGAACGTCTATAAAGCCGCTTTTTGCGGCTTTTTTTTGTATTCGTGTCGGTAATAGTACATCAATGGGAGGCTGCTACTTACTTTGAACGGTTTGAACAGTCGGAAAAATTGAAAGGGTTTACACTTGGGTTTACAACTTGGGTTTACATTTTCTCCATTACAAAAACGAAACGTTTTAATAGGGTTTACACTTGGGTTTACATTTTCGGATTATTTTTTTAGCGATTTGTCTATCTATACAATATAGATAGGACTTGTTTTTGCTTGTTTTTAAACTATTTGAGGGGGCAAATAATACATTGATAATATTTATTTACTCCCCTATATTTTAATTCATATCTCTAAAAATCAGTGTTTTGTTACTTTTTACCCCCTTCACCCCATAAAACTCGTTTTATCCGGCACCTGCAAGTGTTGAACTCCCCGCATCTGAAACACGCCCCGACTTGTCCTGTTTAAGTTGTGTAATTGTCTGTTTGAGCATCCCTATTTCCTCTGCCTGTTCTTTTATTGTAGAGAGAAGTTTATCCACAATTTCAGGGGGGGCATTGTATTTTTCGATTTCTTGCTTATTGTCTTGGCTTATTTCTTGGTGTATAGTATATGAATTTTGGGAGACATCTGTATTATTGGATTTAAGCATATTCCCCTCCCCTCTCATTAGCCATTCAGCAGATAAATCCGGATATAGGGTTAAAACTTTAACTATCATATCTCCGCCAGGCTGTGATGCCATATTTTTTCCCTTGAAGTTGCTGGATTGTATTCCAGTAGCCTCAAAGAAATCTACTTTTTTTATATCCTTCTCTTTTAAAAAGGCAAGAATTTTATCTTTTATGGTCAAAATATCTCCCATATTTGTTTTTAGGTTAAAATTTTATCCTTATATTTGCAGCGTGTTCAAAGTGTGAACACCGCCCCAAAGCTACAAAAAAGGCTTGAGGTGACAATGAGAAATATAAAAAGAAGAAAAATAGAAGGTTATGAAACGGTATTATTTTGAATTGACAGATCGGAGTTATAATGATCTGGGGGCTTTTATTCCGGATGGGTACAGCAAGGAAGTGGCTGTCAGGCAAGCAAAGAGGTGGATGGCAGAAAACAGTATAGTATTAGCCACCCTTATCGTGAATAGCCTAAGAACATCTAACGTGTTGGATGTAATTGATATTGATATACTTAAAACGAAGATATAATGGAAGCAAAATTTAAAAAGGGACAAAGTGTGAGAATCACCAAGAGGAACGGTGAAGTCATTGATGGTGTAATCCGCGACTGGGACTATAACATTTGTACTTTCGGTCGTGAATATAATGTCGATTATATGAAAGATGGCCAGGTTTGGACTGTGATATGTGTTCCGGAGGATGCCATACAAGAACTCCGATAGATTTCCGGGGCAGTTAGTTCAGTTGGTAGAACACGCCAAACTCCCGCAAGGGAGAGGCCATGGTCCGTGGTTCGAGTCCGCGACTGCCCGCTACAATAATTTAACTTATCAGCGAATTATGAAAGAACGAATAGTGGTAGAATACAGTGAGGTGGGTAAAATAGCCGGTTTGCTGGGTTGTTCCCGGGAAATGGTCTCCCACTCCCTTGCATTCCGCAAGAACAGCAAGTTGGCCCGTTCCATCCGCAAGCTCGCCATCGAGCGCGGTGGAACCAAGGTAGGTGGTAACCCTGAAAAGAAGGAAAGCGATGAAAAGTGAGTTGATGGCATTGTTCGGTGACCAGCTGCGCTGGTTTATACACTTGAACTGGAAGCAGCGCCTTTGTGTACTTTACTTCTGTCTGATATTTTCTGTGAGTGAAGACAATTTGCTTTGGGCGCTTTTTGTTGTACTGAACTTTGGGGCTTCAGTACGGCTGTTGAAGAGGCATGTCCCTTTGAATGATTTGGAGGACTGATAACAGAACGGAAAATGGAATACTATAATAATATACTGTGTGTAACCTGTGAAGAGCTTACTTCAGGAGATAATCCGGTGATGAAGTATATAACTTTATACCAAAATGTCCGTCGCGGTAACATCGAAAGTATCAACCGTGGCGGTGGCGAGGGCAATGTAGCCCTGTATTCCTATTCTTCCCTTCCCGAGAAATACAAGAAACGTTGGGTTGAGCGCCATGGCGAGCCCGAGAAACAGATGCGAGAAGAAATGATCCGTAACATAGTGAAGAAAGACGAGAAGGCCGAGCGCTTTTTTGAGGAGTACCGTTACGACAAGAACGGTGAGCTGGTCGCCCTTCCCGAGGATGTGAAGAAGGAATACACCTGGAACGCTTCGGTGCTGAACGCGCTGATGGAAGAGTTCAAACGCTTGAGTTCATCCAATAACAAGCTGACCGGTTTCCGCCGTAACCTTTGGGAGCTTCTGCTTGTCACGAGTGAGGAGTGGCGTCCGGTGTACGGGCACAGCCTCCCGGGCAGTGTGGGCCGGTTGAAAGCCCTGATAAGCAAGTTCCGTCCCGACAACTACGGTGTGCTTGTGAGCGGCAAGTACGGCAACAGCAACACGCTGAAGATCGAGGAGGACGGCGGGCGTTACCTTGTTGCATTGAAACGCAGCCGTGTTCCGGTTTATACTGATATGGAGATCTTCGAGGAGTACAACCGTGTCGCTCCGGAACGTGGCTGGAAGCCCCTGAAGAGTCCCCGCAGCCTCCGCGAATGGTTCAGCAGCCCGCGTGTCGAACCTCTGTGGTACGATGCCGTTTATGGGGAAATGAAGGCGCACCAGCGTTATGACCGCAAACACCGCACCATCCTTCCGGGCCGCCGTGACAGCCTCTGGTATGGCGACGGCACGAAGCTGAACCTCTACTATCGTGACGAGAACGGAAACAAGTGCACTACAAGCGTGTACGAGGTGGTGGACGCTTACAGCGAAGTGCTTCTTGGCTATTACATCAGCGATAATGAGGACTATATCGCCCAGTACCATGCTTTCCGCATGGCTATCCAGACGAGCCGGCACAAACCCTACGAGATCGTGTGCGACAACCAGGGCGGTCATAAGAAGAACGCGGCGCTGGGTCTTTTCTCGAAGATCAGCCGTATCCACCGCCCGACAGCTCCGTATAATGGCGAATCTAAGACGATTGAGAACATTTTCTACCGCTTCCAGAGCCAGGTATTGAAGAAACGTTTCGGTTTCACCGGGCAGAATATTACGGCAAAGAGAGATACAAGCCGTCCGAATTTGGAATTCATCAACGCGAACATCGACTCCCTTCCCACATTGGAGGAACTGAAGGAACAGTATGCCGCCGCCCGTGAGCAGTGGAACTCAATGAAGCACCCGGCCACTGGCATCCCCCGTATTGAGATGTACAATACCAGCGTGAACGAGGGCACCGATCCGGTCAGCGTTCCTGATATGGTGGAGATGTTCTGGT